TTTAGCATTAGGTGCAGACATTCAAACTCGTATTAGCGAGAGAGATGACAAGAACTATGCTACGCAGGTATTTTTATCAATGACAATCGGTGCTACTCGTGTTGAAGACGAAAAAGTAGTAGAGATTGCGTGTGTAGAATAATAGGAGAATAATTATGGCTATAACTACTCAAAAAAGTACGCAAGTAACTAACTTTGATGCTAGTCCTTCTGTAAGAGAAGAAACATCTGATGTTCATGGTCGTTTGCGAATTGCCGCTTTCGACCACACACAATCAGGTGCTGGTGATGCAACATCTTCTGCGGAAGTTGCTCGTTTACCTGCTGGAACGGTTCGTTTGTTAGGTGCGTTAAGTCGCGTTGAGCATAACTGGACTACTTCTAGTGCTACTATGGATGTCGGTTGGGATGCTTACACAGACCTTGATGGTGCTGCTGTAGCTGCTGATGCAGATGGTATTGACAACGGTGTTTCTGTTGATACTGCTGGTGCAATAGCTGTAGGGTCTGCATTAACAGCAGATACTAAAGTATTCATTTCGCAAGGTGGTGTATCTATTAGATTAACAAGTACCGATACTGCTATCGTTTCTGGCGATACTGCATCTGGCTACTTGGTTTATGTACTAGACTAAAGTTGAAAAAAAAAGGAGGTGGCTTTAATTAGTCATCTCCACCACATTCAGGAGAAGTGATATGGCTACAGCAGTTTCCATTTGTTCAAACGCATTACGCAAACTTGGTGACGATCCAATCACATCCCTAACTGACGATACAGAACGAGCAAGACTCTGTAACGCATTTTATGAACCTACAAGAGATGCTGTATTAAGAGCGCATCCTTGGAATTTCGCAATAGAAAGACAAGCTTTAAGTAAATTAGTATCTACACCGATATTTGATTATGCTTACGAGTTCACTTTACCAACCAGTCCTTATTGTCTTCGTGTTCTAAAAATGGAATATGAGGATTATATTTTTAAGATTGAAGGTAGAAAGTTATTATCAGATCAAGGTGATGCCAAGATACTGTATATAGCTCAGATTACAGACCCTGCAAAGTTTGACCCAATGTTTACAGAGCTATTAACTGCTAGACTTACAGCAGAATTAGCTTACGCTATCACAGGCAGCAATACATTAACTAAACAAATGTGGGAAATATATGACTCTAAGATTTCAGAAGCAAGAAGTATTGACGGTTTAGAAGGATTTATAGACGGATTAGTTTCAGACGAATTTACATCATTCAGGGGTTAAATGGCTAGAGTACATCCATTCCAGTCTAACTTTACTGCTGGGGAGTTAAGTCCTCGCCTTGAAGGGCAAATTGACTTTAAGAAATATTTTAACGGTTGTAGTGAACTGACAAACATGATTGTATATCCTCATGGAGGGGCTACACGTAGAGGTGGTATGTACTTCGTATCAGAAGTAAAGACATCTTCTAAAGAAGTCAGACTTATACCTTTTGAGTTCAATGTAACACAATCGTATGTATTAGAATTTGGCGATCAATATATACGTTTTTATAAGGATAATGGTCAAATACAATCAGGCGGTTCTGCTTACGAAATTGCATCTCCTTATTTAGAGGCTGAATTAACAGAGATACATTTTGCTCAGTCAGCAGATGTAATGTATATATGTCATAGTAATCATGCACCAAGAAAACTATCTCGTACAGGTCATACATCTTGGACATTAACTACACCTACATTCACATGGGCGGGTTCTTCCCCTTGGACATCCAGTAATGGCTATCCCAGATCAGTGTC